GTCATCAATTTTTCCATTCAAGAGCACAGGTCTAAGAATTGCACCTGTTCCTCCAGAAGGATCTTCAACTCTAAGTTCAGGAATTGAATCATATTCAGATCCCTTATTCAGTACTTGAATGTCAACAATTCTTCCGTTAGAAATAATTGGAGCAAGTTGAGAATTTTTTCCTTTGCTGATTGAAACTCTTGGTTTTGTGTGTAAATTGAATATGGTAGATCCATATCCTGTACCAGACTCATACAGATAAGCATTAGTAATTTCACCAGTTACAATTGGTGTAAAGGTAAATGTTCCAATACCAGCGGATCCAAAAGAAACATTAGCATTAACTTTAATCTCTGGATATTGGAAAATATGATATCCGCTTCCAATGGAGTCAAGTTTAGTGTATTTTGACTTATTCAGATCATCAGCAAATGTTCCGGCAACACCAACATTTACAAGTCTGAATTGATCGGAATCTACAAATTGAATAGAATAACTATTGAGAGTAGATAAACCAACGATAGAATTACCTGTGGTTTGATATGTGACTACTTCTCCCGTTTTGAATCCATGATTCTTAAAGTAGATAGTGTTATATTCTGTAGAAATACCACTAGACTTTACTCTAAGTTTTCTGTGAGCATAACCAGATCCGCCGTCAAGAACAGTGATCGATCTTACATTTTTTTGTGATAAAGTTCTAAACTTATGAATACCAGATGCTGATGTGGCAGCAGAAAGACCAATTGTATTGATACCAGTGCTTATGGTTGTAATACCCGATGCGGAAGGTGTAAATGCATCAGTATCATTTTTAAACAGTCTAATGGTTGATGTATTTACAACTCTAACAACATATTCATCACCACTGCTTAAACCACCTGTTGCAGTATTATTTGGATCATATGCTTCTCCAATCTCAATCGGATCATTGCCATTTTGATTGTAGATAACGTGCTCACCATCAGCAAGATTATGGTTTGTTGTGAATGTAATCGTCTCATTTTGAGGATCAATTCCTCCACCAACATTCAGATTACGACTATCAAAAGATATTTCTCTAAATCTTGATCCAATAACTGGTTCCAATAAACAACCAGATCCATTACCACCAACTAAGTCAAGTGATAAAAACTTATCAAATCCAAAGTCTTGTGGATCAACAAAAACCTGTTTAACACTACCAATAACTACTGGTTCGACTTTAGCACCAGTTCCTGTTGGAATACCAATCTTTTGATCTCTGGCAATATCTTCAATCGTCAATTGTGGTGGGTTTACAATGTCATATCCCTTACCACCATTAAGAACTTCAAATTCTTCTATAGGTCCATAGTAAATTTTATCCGTAGAGTCTGGACTTACAATCTCTACACCATCAATCAATACACCAACGTTAGATACCGTTCTATCAGAACTCTTAGTGCTTTCTAATTGTTGTACTAGTGGGAACTTTCTAACAATCTGCTTACTTGAAAGAGTTCTATTCTCGTGCCTCTTGAGGGTAAAATTATGTGCTCCTGCACCAAAGTTTGGATTGAATCTAGAAATATCATCAAAGTTTGCAATAGTCTTTGCATTATTAGCAAGTTGAGATTTAGATGCATATAATTTAATCTCGTTTGCTGCAACAAGTTTTACAAAGTAACTGTCTCCAGAAGTAAGACCAATTAAAGGACTTTGTGCGGTATAAACTATTTCATCACCATCTCTAAAATCAACTGGTGTTGAGAATACAATTGTCTCATAAGTCTTATAGTAAGGATTATATCCACCCAGTCCTTGAGTATTGTTTGGACCCAATGTTTGTACATATCCATCTGGGAGTGTAGACTCAACAATATCATCTACAATTTTATATCCAGGTAAAGAATTTGATGCTAAGTATCCAAAGGTTGCAGCATCATCTGTGTAGATATTAGATGCATTTGCAATGTATACTTCATTACCAACGGTAAGAACTACACCAGAACTCTTTGCCTTTACAACTTTTCTTCTAATACTGTAGTCTTTATTAGGGTCTGGTACAAAGTTTCCTATGTTGGATAAAGTAACTTCTTTAGTGAGAGTGTTTATTGATGATACTGTTGCAAAAGATGCATTTGTAACAGTTGGATCAGGTACAACTACCTGTTGACTTTCTCCAATAAGAACTTCAACAGAATCACCTACTTTGAGATATGCCTTATCAATATCAGAGAATAATGTAAAAACTGAAGAATTTATTTCTTCAACCTTAAATCTTGGACTGGTATTATACATCCAAGAGTTGGCAAACATTTGCTTGTAAGTCCTATCAACGATAGGATTCTCAATAATCTCACCAACATTTCTTGTGGTTATCTTCTCATCTTCTTCCATCAAAGGAATATCTGTCAGTGATTTGAATTCTGACAGAACTCCAGTGATTCTCATATCACATCTGTTCTCGATATCACCATTTTCATAACCAAAAATGGTTTCATCTGCTCTTATAACATCAGCAAGATTAATTTTTGTTGTAACACCAGTACAACCGTAGAACTGATTAATACTCTTTGAAGTATAATCAATTCTATTTGTTCCAGAAATAATAGTTCCTGTCTGACCAAATCCGATTGTAGAGTCAACGCTGATTACATTTGCATTCACTTCAACTGGTTCTAATACTCTAGATGCTCCAGGAATAGTGAAAATACCTTCTACAAGATCTCTATCGTTGTATCCAACGAAGACACCAAGCTTATAAAAAGTTTGATTATTTCTAGTGAAAATTTCAACGTCTGAAACTGATGCATTAGTTTCAAGATCATTTGATTTAAAGATTGTCTGACCTTCTAATCCAAAAGGATCACCAGAAATATTCTCAGCAACAATAAGTTCTCTTCTAATGTATTCAGAAGAAGAAGGTTTGATAAGTCTACTTTCAAGATCTAATACTTCAGCAGTTACACCATAAAGGACTTTGAACAGAATTTTAACAGACTCTGCAATACCTTTTGACTGATAGAAGTTTCTTGCGTGCTTTATGAAGTTTCCGACATCCAAATCAGAAACAAAATCATACTCTTCTAGTCCTGGAGTAAAAGTTTTCTTTAACTTTTTATAGAACTCCTGTAAAAAGATAACACTTAAGTTCTTTACTACTGCTCCGTTGGCCGCGGCGGATGCAGAAGTTTCACTGAAAATTACATTTTGCCTGTTTACATTGCTGAAAACAGTAGAGATTCCTACATCGTATCCAGATATTCCACTAAAACCACGAACACAACCAGTAAATTCGGTGTCAGTCTTTGCCTTATACGTAACAATTTCGTCACCGATCTGTAAAAGACCATACTCATCAGGAAATCCCTTTGTAGAAGTTACCTGAATAGTATCTTGAGAAGATGTAATAGATGCCGTGAGTGCTGTTTCACCTACAACAACCTCTGGAACGAGGTTATCTACTCTAATATAACGATCAAGATTATCAACAAGATCTACACTACCACCCTGATGCTCCAAAGACAAGTAATATTGTCTAAAAAATTCTATTGCTTTTGGAAAATCAGCGACTAAAAACTCTGGAAGTTGGCTCTCAATAATTTTATTGAGTTGCACTCTCTTCTCAAATTGCGACATATTTTATTTCCTCTCTAAATCTCCGTTGGAATAACTTGAAGTATAATAGTCTCTTGTGAAAGACACGCCAGAAATATCTTCACCAGATGCAATGACATCTTTAACCATATTTATTGTACTACTTGGAACGTTGAAACTCAAATAAAGATCTTTTAGACCAACAACGTCGTTGGATTCTGGGAACGCTTGAATCTCAATAATGTTATTTGGTCTCTCAGTTTCAACAATATTCAACGTATTGAGAATGACTTCTCCCTTCATATAATCAACTACACCTGCTTCTTTAGCAACAACAATTCTTTGACCATTAGAACCAATCTTAATTATGGAAATGACTCCAGTTTTAAGGTCAGCATTTGGCAAATCTGTCAAATATACAACCGATGCTTCGCCAACGAGTTTAAATCCAGTAGACTTGATATTAAGTCCATTTGGTTTAACATTGAATCGATTACCGAAACAAATCTCATATTGAGCAAACTGATTAACCAGTGCCTTCATATCTCTTCTGATCTTCACCTTAGTGATGTTAGAAGTGATAGCAGTATCAACACGATCAATGAGTTGAAGAATCTTACTATACTTAAATCTTCCACCAAAGCGGTTCATATCAACATCTTTGGAATATTTCTCAAGAGTATCAATAATATTAGTTCTTAATGTGTCAACACTAGCAACTTGTGATGAGTTGTAGTAAATATTAGACTCAATTTCAACATAGAGAACCTTAAGATCAATAATCTTTTGGTTAATACCTGCAATTGAATATTGTTTGATCTTATTGAGAATATTTCTCTTGTCAAAATCGGAAACATATGTACCGTTTTTAGGTTTAATACTGATTTGGACAGTACCAAACTGTGGTGGTACCAATTCTTCACCACCAACAACTGCAACAGACTCTGTATTTGGATAAATTGAAGCAATAATCGCCTCATAATCCCTTGATGTAACCGCTCTGTACTGCGCTGAGTAGAGTCTTGGAGCGAAATACTTAATAGAGGACACATCCTCTATTCCGCCGCCGTTTATCGCCTTCTGAACGGTCGTAACAGGCACTGATCCTGTAGGAATTGCTCTTAAACCTGCTTGATCAGTCAGATTTCCTTGGAATTCAAAGACAGCAGGTCCATTTCCTGCCTCACCATCAGTAACAATGTAACTTACAGTGATAAGTTTGCCATTTTCTAACTTTTTACCAAAATATCCGTCACCAAACAGCAATTCATACCTTTCATCTTGAACTTCTTGGATCAAATAGATCTCAGAGTTCTTATCAATGTTTAAAATATTGTCAACTCTACTAAAATCTCTTCCAGTTCCTGCTTGACCAACCGTAGAGACATTAACTCTGATAGTTGAAGCGTCAATATTTGGATTATCAAGGATAAAACGCTGATCTCTAGACGTATCAGTCACAAATTGTCTAGTAAGAACCGTTCCTTGGAAGATTTCTATGGGTTTATCTGCTGTTCCAAACTGCGCTACACCATTAACTACCGATGCAGTGACTTTTTCTGGAATTGAGAAGCGATATGAACTGTTATCTTGCCCTCCAATGCACACCAGACCCGCTTCAAGGGTGATTGTAGTAGCAGTAGAGGGTGCAGGTACGCCAAAAGTTACATTCGCCTTAGCGGCGCTTGCAGAGCGAGGTACATAACCAATATTTCGTGCCAATGATACGACGTTTTCACGTACTGTCGCACCATCTAAGAAGGATTCATTGACGACAAGGTTAGCATTGAACGCATTAATGTACGTATTGTATGCTAAAGTGTCAATCAGTACCGAAAAATTAGAACCTTCAAAGTCAAAATCCGTAAAATTTGAGTTAGAACGGAGATATGCTTTGATTTCTGCCCTAATTTGGTCGAAATCTAGGTTAGTAAACTGAGTAAAAGGCATTGGTTATCGTGTTGCCTCTAATATGAACGAAAATGACTGGGTTGGATAATCTAAACCTACGATATCAAAGAAAACATTGACATCAAAACTGTTATTATCGGGTAGTGGATTGACTTGAACCTTTAAATTTTCAATTCTATCCTCATAAAACAGGATTGTTTCCCGAATTTGCTCCTTAATAACACGACTTGAGGCGACATCGACGAACTCAAAGAGACTTCTACGAATATCTGACCCCAAGTCGGAGTTAAAAAAGCGTTCTGTAGGTACCGTTTCAACCAAATTACGTACAGATCTGATGATTGCACGCTCATTAATGAGTACAGGAAGGTCTTT